GATCCAAGTTTTCATCCTTCTGTCATCAGCTTGAGAAGCTCTGTATCTAACGTGTAAGAAAGGTCTTGTTAAATTCCTACCTAGTGTTTCATCATAAACAGATGAAGTACCAGCTGGAATAATAACACCTCTTATGTCGTTATCACCAAAAGCACCTCTTGTACCTTGATCATTTAAGTATTTCCAGTCTTGCTTATAGAAGTCATAAGAACCTCTTCTAAATCCTGTAAATCCTAAATTAAGAGCCATATCTTCAGAGTTGTTAAATACTCCGTAAGAAGTACCACCAGAACCATATGAGTTCTGAGCTGCTAACATATCATCAATACTTAATGATACTTTTCTGTTAACATATAACATGTTTTCTTCTATTGCTCCTTGTGTATCAAACTTTTTGAGTATTTCATCAAAGTCATCTAAATCTTCAGCTGCGTCTCCACCATCAATACCAGTTGTAGTGTGACCTCTATCTTCTATAGCTGCAAATAAACCTTCAGTACCATCAGGTACACCAGCTGCTGCTGTAGAATCTTTTTTCTCAGCTTCTACTAGTGACATTTCTAAGTAATCAGTAAATCTTGATCTTGTGTCACCTTCCGCTTTTAGATACCATAAGAAACCATTTTGTCCATCTTCGCCAGTTACTTCAACCCAACCTACTTGAGAAGCGTCAGATCCTGAAACCTGATACATATCTTTAATGATGATTGGTTTGTTAGTAAATGATTTGAATGAAGGAGTTATAGCTTCAGTTCTACCAGCTACACCCTTTGCAAACTCAGAACCGTAAACTAAAACAGTTACAGAATCAGCATTAGCGAAAGCTGAACCTGTTGCTAAGTTTTCGATTGAGTAAGGAAGAGCTGTAATTGTATTTCCACCATCAGGTGAAAGTGCAGACACAAAACATTTTACTGTTTTAGCTGCTTTATGTACTAGTATAGTATCACCAACTCTAATTTGATGCGATACACCACCTGCAAACTCAATTTTGTTAATGCTTGCATTTGCTACAGTCGCAGAAAGAGAGATGTGTAATCTACCTTGCTCTGACCAAATTACTTGGTCTGATGTCATTGCTTCTTCAGCGCCGACCATTTCTAAAAAGCCAGAGATAGTTCTTTTTCCGAATACCTCAGCTTCCGCTTCTATCAAATCAGGTAAATATTGCTGTGCCCAACCTGCTGTGCCAGACGCAGTAAAGTCTATATAATTTGATGATAGCGTTTGTTTTACCGGTGCAGGTACAGAATTTAAATTCGAACCAGCACTTGGAGTTATTACTGCCATTTTTTAATTAATTTTAAATTGTTAAACTTATTTACGTACTTTAACTCGAAGTCTTGAGGTGTTATCACCGCTTATTGCCCTAACTTTTATTCCACCAGCTTCAACATCTTGTGCTGCTGTTCTTGGTGTCATATCTACATTTTTAGCGTTAGCCATGCTTTGTTTAATACCATCTGCTCTACCTTGCTCATAAAAATGATTAGCTACAGCATCAGCATTCATTGCGGTAAATAATGACTTATGATAACCACCGGCATCACTCATCATATTTTTTTTATCAACAAAACGTTTAACAAAATTGTTTATATCACTTTGTTGTGTTTTTACCTCTTCAGCATTTTTAACATTAAACCTGTATCTCTTATCACCAACGTTATATTCAAAACCTTTAAAATCAGATTTAAATAATTCGTTAGTTTTATTTTGAAAAGTTTGTTGTTGTTCATTAAGGAGTTTATCACTCTCTTGCTTCTCGTTGTTATATCTATTAAAGAAATCAACAGCCTTTTGTTGTTCTGGAGTTAACTTAACCCCGCTCTTAATTTCCGCATAGTAACTGGATTTTAATTTATCCATATGGCCTCTGGCAGAAGCAACTTGCTCTTTGAAAGCCAATTTCTTTCTTTTGACATCTTTTGGATCATCAACCTCCTCATCGTATGTAAAATCATCTTCAATTAAAAAATCTATTTCAGATGATGTTAAATGAGGTTTTGTTTGTCTGTAATATTCTCTAAGCATAGCTTGATCATCGTATTTACTATAATCAGCATTTAGCTTTACATAATCCTCAATGTCGCCACCAGTTTCTTCCATAAACTTTACTAGTTTATCTACGTTTTCTGGTAATTCAACAGTTGGTTGCTCTGGCTCTTGCTCAGTTTGCTCAACTGTTTCTACATTTTCTTCTTGTGTTTCTGTTTTATTTTCTTCTTCAGTTACTTCTTCAATAACAGGTTTTTCTTCCTGCTCTTCAGTAGTTTCTGTTTCATCTTTTATTTCTTCTAAAACAGCTTCAGTTTGTTCTTCTACTTTTTCTTCAGTATCTTCTTCAACTTTTTCTTCAGCCACATTTTCTTCTTGCTCAGGTTTTTTTCTTAAATCTACCTTTACTACCTCGTCTGTATTTTTCTTAATACGAGGCTTTACTTTAAATGTAACTTTTTCGTCTTTAGTAGGTTGCTCTTTAGTCTCTTCAACTTGCTCGACAACCTCTTCATTTGTCTTTACATTTTTATCTGCCATAATATAATATTATAAAATTAAACAATTATCTAGGCTCAAACATGCCTAAATCAAAATCACCACTAAGTATATCATTACTTGTACTTTCAAACTTTTTAGGTGGTGTATTATTTTTTCTTTGTTCTATTAATTCAGACTGTTGTGATGCTTGTATTCTAGTACGTTCATCTTTACGATCTTCCTTGCTAGACTCTTTGGTTTTTAATGATTCAATCTCCATTTCTTTTAATCTCATATTAATTTGAAATTCATGATTCATTAATTCTTTTTTCAACAATGCTTCGCTTTGTAACTTCTGCGCATCAAGCTGCGCTTTAGCTTGCTCAAGTTGTAATTGATTTTGCGTTAACGCTTGTTGCTTTTGTACTTCTGCTTGTGCTGCAACTTGCTGTGCTTGTGCGTTTGCTTGCGCTTGAGCTTGTATGTTTTGTTGTTGGATCATTTGATCTCTTTCAATTTTCTTTTTTCTTCTTAATTTAAGTAGCTGATTAGCTAGTTTTAAATTTTTAATTTCTCTAACGTCTATAGCATCTTCAAGCTCTATATTCTTTTGTGCTAACGCTACTTGTATATTATTTTCTAGTAACTGCTTTTCTTCTTCATCAGGTGATAGTTCAATAAATATACCAAAATCATATAAGTGTAACGTACTCATTTCTTCTAAAGTACCTACGTTATGTGCGCCAATAGCTTGAATAAAAGCTTCTTTTGTCGGTGAGTATTCTAGTATATCTGATATTCTTAATGATATACACTCTGCTAACTCAGTAGTTAAAAATAAACCACCTTGCAATATATGCCTAGTTGCTGTGTTACTATTAGCTGCTGCTAATTTTTGTACACCTACTAAAGCATTTTTATCTGGCGTGCTACCATCTCTTGCTTCATTTAAACCAGTCACATCTCTTATCATTTGTAAATAATAATTATACGTACTGATTAAGCTTTGTAACTTAGCACCACCATTACCACTGGCTATTTCTTGTATTGGTACTCTACCTGGATTCATATCGCCATCAGAGTTTAGTGATCTACCAATAACACTACCAGTTTGGAAGAACATGTTTAAAGCCTCTTGTGGATTATAGTTTGTGCCATTACCTAAATCAACTTCTGCTAAACCATCTGCGTCCATATAAACACCATCTGGCACCATACGTGACATTACTTGCTGTAGCTTCAAATGCGTTAGTTGTATCATGTCAGCAAAACCTGTTATTCTACTAACTAATGATTCTATTTTACCTTTATACATACGTGGCGCAACTACAGCGTAATTCATTTTTACTTTTGTGTAATCGCTCTTTGGCCTAACCATATTTTTAGCTAGTTCCCACTTTAATAATTTTTTACTACCAACAACTAAAACACCTTCATATAAAACTTCTAAAGCATTAGATACTCTACTAAATTTCTCTTCACCTTCAGGTACATTAAATGAATCATCTTTTTGTAACATTTTAGTAGCACCACTCGATGTTTCTTTTACTTTATAAACTTCGTTTGCGTATGTCTTATAATTAAAATATAAAACTTGTACAATGTTTTTATCTAAACTACTTCTTTCGTATGATGATCTGTTTGAGTAACCATCGTTATAAATACCCTGTTGTTGTATATCTTCAAGATCAGAATCTGTTAATTCTGGAAATTGTTTTTTAAGTTCATTTATAGGTATATTTTTTACTTCACCTGCATAATATATGTCATCAAAGTAAGGTGATTCTGTATATGAATATACTAAATTAGCAGGGTCAACATAGTCTATGGTTATACCTTCTGAAGTATTAAAGCTATTTTTAACAGCACCAATACCTAAAACAGTTAAATCGTAATATACACGTTTTTTAGTTAGCTCGTATTTATTACCTTCAAATAAAGTATTGATAGCTTGTTCTTCTGCTATTTCTACAGCTTGCTTGTAATTAAGCTGCATATGTAACTGTAGCTCTTCTGCATTTTCAGGTAAATTGTTTGGATCACTTTCAAACATGTTAATACCAAATGAATCTTCTACGTATTCGTTTAAATCCTTTGTTTGCATGTCACGAACAATAGACGCCATATATTCTGTTCTTTGGCTAACACCGTATGGATCTTGTGAGTATGCTTTTACGTCATATGTTCTTTCAGCTATACCGTTTACTACTATATCTACAAACTTAGGTATAATAGGTACAGGCTTCCAGTCTAAATTAAGATAAGATAAATCACCGTTAATAGATAATTCATCTTTATATTTTTGTACAGACTGTTCACCTCTCGCGTATAGCCTTAACTTATGAAAACTAGTTTGATTTGTTTTAAATCTATTTAAACCTGTGTCTTTACCAAACCACTCATGTTCAATAGCTTTAGCTACCTTTAAGCCATATTCACTACTTGACTTCTCTAAGTCGCTAACGACTTGACTTGGAAAATAACCTTTTATTGCTTTTTCGGCCATACTTATTTAATTATTCTTGATCTTGTTCCTGTGTTTGTATATCTTGCAAAACTTAAATTAACTTTTGCTTTTTGCTTTTCTACATTAGGCGAATACAAATGCCTATTGCATGCCATAATTGCTAGACCTGAACTAATAGTAGCATCAAACTTTGTTCTTTTATTAATATCAAACCTAGACCACTCATTTAAAGTTTTATTAAAGTACATTGAACCATATTCGCCAGCTTCATTTTTACCAACGTGATCTTGTATGTACATCTCAATAGCGGCAGCATGTGCTTGCTTTATATCTTCACTTGAGTTAGGTATACCACCTATTTCTTTTTCAGCAGTTGAGAGTTTATTAAAAGATTTATCAGGCCTGTTCATAGAATATTGCCTATACCCTCTTCTTCTTAGATAATATAATAAACGTGGTTTATTATTCTCTGCTAATATTGGCATGCCATAAAAATGCAACGCCATTAAAACATCTTCAAAAAACATTTCAGCTGTACTTGGTCTAGCTATATATTCTAAAAAGAAATGATTAGTAGGAGCCTCTTCCATACTAAATTTAGTTAAACCATGCAAAGCACCCTTTGATCCTTTACCATCAACTGTTCCTGATATATCATAACTATCACAACCAAATGCACCTATATGCTCGTTACCAGGATATTTAATGTTGTTCTTTAATAATATCTTATTTTGCATGTGGCTTGGTGGTATCCAGCTAACATTAAACCTACCGTTTTGATCAGGATAAAATATTACACTTGTATCTTTAACACCATTGACCCACTGAAAATTACCTTTAGTTACAGCAGAGGTAGTTTCAACACCATCGTTATAATCTATTTGTTCGTATATTTTAACTAAATTAAATATACTGTTTTTAGTTTCATCTCTAAACGCGTGTTCTTCTGTCCTTGGAAACTGTCTGTAAAATTCATTTAAACCATCTTGGTCGTTCTTTAAACCATCAGCTTCATTTTGCCAATGCTCTATAACACCTAAATCTATTAGATCGCCGTATGGTCCATAAACTTCTTCTTGCGGCGTTTCAAATACTGGTATACCGTACTCATCTATAAAGCCCTCGTAGTTCCACTCCATAGGTATAAAAAAAGAATACAAGCCAGAGTTTGTTTGGCCGTTTTTATTTCTTTTTGTTATGTCAGAGTTATTATATAGCTTTTTAAAATTATCACCACCTTTATCTAAAGCGTTACACGTTGAGCCCATCATACACTTACCAATAATCCTACTACCCAAGCGTAAACACGTTTTAGTAACTCGCCAGTTGTTTAAAATATTTTCAGGTCTTTCCCACTTACCACTTTCATCGTGTACAAGTAGTTTTAATTTTTCACCGTCATAAGCGTTATCACCAGTGTTCTTCCAGTCGATAGTGGTATCGAGACCAACGAGTTCTTCTGTTGGTTCATTTGAAACCATTTTACGCCTCGTGAGTTTTGAAGCTGGAACTCTGTAAGCGAGTTCTGTTTTCGGTCTGTCCATACCGTCTTGTATTGGTTTAAAGAAAAACGGGTAGTTGACAGATATTGGTACGACTTTATCGGTAAACATTTTTTTAGCGTCTGCACCGGACTTTGATAATACACCAAATCTTGCATCGCTTGATATGGTTGCCATGTTAACTGTTTCGCCAGATGCCATAAATGAAAAGCCTGATCGTCTGTTTTTAACATAACACATACCGTACGATCTTTCATCTGCCTTGCATGCTTCCCAAAATATAAAGAATAATCTGTTTGATTCTCTAAAATCAGGGTGTCCAACGTCGATCTTTGTCCATTGCAGGTACATGTAATTAGTACCGGTAATATAAGTAGGTTTGTTCTTATTATAAAACCAAAACCCATTATCGCGTTTATTAAATTCACCTTCAATATAATTGTACCACTTGTTTTTAAAATCTTCTGGATAGTTACGCCAGTCAAATATCGTTTTTATTTTGTTTAGCTCTTTAGGGTAATCAGTTACTTCCCATTTGTTTTTGCTAAATTTTTTTATTTTATTTGGTTGCTTTGGTAATGCTATTTTTAAATTTTGTATTTCATATACATCACCTATTTGCCCTGTTTTACTTATAACAACAACATCATGTTCTTTGTTGTAACCATATTTCCACTTCTTACCTTTGTTTAATCTTGATAAGGTAGTTTGTTTTATAGGTTTTATTACTCTATATAACGTTTGTTTGTACATTATATTGATCTGTTTTCAGCAAAACCACCAAATGCTTTAGGTTTTGTTTCTTCTTTTTGTTTACCATTAAGCATTGATTTTTCTTCTTCAATACGATTTAATATTTCAAAAGCATCAAATATAGCTAGCTTTTTAGTAGCTGCTGCGTTTTTTAATCTATCAGCTGATACATCTTCGTCTGTATCTACAATTTCTTCTTTAGCAACTTTAATTAATTCATCAACCGCTTTGTAACCAGCTTGGATTATATTCTTCTTCTTGTCCTTGATATTCATATTTAATTGTAATTGAATTTAATAATACTCTGTAAAGCCTTTCGTTATCAACGACAAATTCAAACTCACTGTGTGGTGAAAAGCCTACTAAGTCATTTTCTTTTAAGCCCATGGCATTTAAATCATCACCAGCATATTTTACAATGCCTATTAGTGGTTGCTCTTTATCTAAGCTATATTTATCTGTATTCTTTATTGGTTTAACAAAGCAATAACCTGGCTGTGTTTTCCACTTATTATTTTGTTTATAAAGATATAGCTGGTCTGGTTGGCATAAATATGTTTGCTCATCAATAAAGCTTTTACTATTTTTTTCTTCGCCACGCACGTCTCTCCATCTTCTAAAAATATTATGATGTACAATTACATCATCACCAGGTTTTATATTAGTTTTAAAAGCCGTTGGTGTATATAAAACTTTAGCTTGTTGACTTATAAACTTGTGGTTTTGTATTTCGGTGTTTACAATTAAATCAACGTCACCTATTTTTTTAGTATTGTTATATCTTTTATTTTGTGGTGTTATTACAAAATCAAAAATACTTCGCATTAGTAGTTTAGATTATACTCTACTGATACAGCCATATTTTTATTAAAATCTTTCCAAGGTAACACCTCTTTATTTTTTTTAATATAAACACTATATTTAGTAGGTGATTCTAATATATCACAAATGACGTGCCCTCCGTAGACTTCTTGGCCTACGGAGTAATGCATCGCGTCATTTTTATAATCTTTACCAATACTAATCTTGCGTATCAGATTCATTTTCCACGTTTTCTTCAGGAAGTGGAGCTATGCTACCGTCTTGTATATTGATACTTACTTTACCATACTCTTCTTCTAGTTTATTTTGAAACTCAGTCAACTCAGTTTGCATGTTAACTACAGCGTGTAGTAAGCTATGCTTCTGAGATTCTAAACCACCAAGTTGCAATTGCGCTTGGTTGATTTTATTAACGTGACCTTGAAGCTCTGTTAAATGATCTTCAGATATTTTTTCTACTTTTTTATTCATAATTAATTTAATTTAAGTTAAAATTTACTTTATTATTATTACATAAATAACGTGTTTATTAACACGCTAATGTCACTAGGCGTCTGTATAAGTTTTATACTCGTCTAATGCTTTAATCGCAGCATACGCTTGTACTACTGGATTTTTACCACTTGCTTTAACTTCAACGTCAAAACTACCATTGATACTATCAATAACTGTGTTTGGCGTATTTGTTCTAGCATCTTTATCTTTATATACAGCAGCAGTCCAGTTGCCATTATTTGATTTAACCCATTTAGTTTCCATAACGGCTTCACTTTTTATAGAACCGTCTTCATTGTACTTCTTAGGAGTTTTTTCAATAGTAACTTGACTGTTATTGCTACTACAGTTTACACTAGTAACCATAACATAAGCTTTTGCTATATCGATACCTTTGTATGTATATTTACCTTCTAAAGCCATTATTCTCTATTTTAATTGTTAAACAAATTAGCTGTCACCAGCTAAATATCTTATTACACTTTTATTGTGTATTTTACTTTTCTGGTTCCATGATGATCTTACCATCAGGATGTGTCCAATCAGTGTCTTTCATGTGTTGATCATCCCTTTCACCTACTACCATCCAAGATATTGTAGCGGTTGAGTTTGTATTTTGACACTCAATAGTTAATTTATTTCCAGAAACGCTACCTTTTACAGCATCCCAATCACTTTCATTTGACGTAAAGCATTGTATGTTTCGATTTAATGCTTCAAATGTGCCTTCAGTCATTCTAGCTATTTGATCCATATTTACCACTGCTTTACCATCTACTAAATCTACTTTACCTCTATATATTAAATCTGCCTGTGGGCCTTCAATAAATGAGTGTACTAAGTGATGTGTGTCTTTTTTAGACTCCAGTGGGTGATCTATTTTAAATGATCCACTACCTTTTGATACAGAACCACTAACAGTCAAACCACTAGATGTAAAACTACCCACATCGTTGTTGTTATTTCTAAATGCAATTATTTGACCACTTGGAGCGTTAATAAATGTCTTTCCTACGTTGTTCTGTAAAATAGCATAACCAGTTTGTGACGCTGGGTCAAAATGCTTAAAGCCTGCATGATCATTAAATCCTATTTTACCCATTACTGCTCTACCCACAGTGGCAAATCCTTTGTCAGTATCAGGTGCTACTTGTAAATGTTTACTTGTTGAAGTGTCAGCGGTGTTTTGAGCTATAATATTACCTGTTGTAGCTATACCACCATAAGCTCTAACTAATGTTAAATCTACATGTGCTTTTGAGGTAAAGCTACCATAACTATCTACATCACCTGGATCAGTGGCATCTGCTATAAAATCTTTTAAAACCCAACCACTACCCGTATCTGCTTGATCTACTAAATATACATCAATGTCATTTGTAGCGTTAGCTATGTAAACTTGCAAGGCAGCCCCGTCATAAGTACCATGATCTTTTATTCTTAATTCTGTAAATATCTCAGTGCTAAATCCACTGTTCATTAACACAGTTAATTGATTAGAATTATCTGTGCCAAAATGATGAGCTGCGTAAAATTCTACAACTTGATGTCTACTACTATTTTGATCTACTAATCTAAATCTACCTTGCGCTCTGTCACCAGTGTTAGTTGCTATAGTATACCAACCTACCGCTTTATCATCAGCGGATTCTGAGTCCGCATAATTTTTTCCTGAGCCACCAGTGATGTTACTAGTAGAACTACTTAAGTTTATGCCTCCTGCAAAAGTTGCGTATTGACTTTCACTTATGGTAAGCGCTAAGGTAGCAGCAGTGTAAACACCCCACTTACCAGCCGCAGAATAATTAAGCATATCATTTTCATCACCAAAACCACTAACTAATGATTCAGATGAACCAACATAATTTAAACC